TGTGATCTCTTTGAAAGACTTAGTTTTTAGATCAGCCTTGGCAATGCCAACGCCTAACTTGCTCAAAGTTGTGTTGTTGCCTAAGTAAGCCTTGCTCAATGCAAATACAACGGCTTCAAGGTCTTTGCCTGTGCTTGCTGAAATATCTAAGGCAATGCCAAGAATGCGTTGGGTTTCGGCAGTGTTCTTGGTCGCGATCGATAGGGAAGCATAAGCAGGGCGTAGCTTGTCATCGATGATGCCAAACTCTGCTTCAAGTCTTTGGATATAGCCTTCAGCGGTCGCTGCGTCGCGTTCTAAGCCAACATTTTTTAGGGCTAGGGCTAACTGCTTTTGTGCCTTAATATCGGCAGCAGCAGCCTTCACAGAGGCTTTGCCGTAGGCAAGAACAGCAGCACTGCTAAAGGCTACGCCAAGAGTGCGGCCTAAACTTTTTACACTCTTTTCAAGTTTAGTTGTCGAACTGCCAGCCTTATCAAAGGCCTTCTTGCCAGTAAACTCGGCAGCTAAATCAATTAGAATATTTGGCATTATCCAACCACCGATGCTCTTTGGTTTAATCTAATTTTAACTTTTTCAATAGCCTTAAGCACGCCATCTTGCGCTTTGCCTTGATCTTCTTCATAGGCACGATAGAGGACTCGGCCTTCTAACTTGGCATTGCCCTTCATTGTAGATGCGTACTTGCTATTTAGATTGCGTACAAATCTTGAGTCTGGGGTCTTGCGCCCAGCAGTTTCATAGATCGCACCAGCTGCTGTTTTATTGAATAAGCGCGCTAACGATCTAAAGCCTCTGCGATTAGGCTTTGAAGGTGTTGTCTTGTAGCCAATACCAGCCTTGACCATTGAGGCGTTATAGGTAGGGAATCGACCTTCGCCCATTGATCTAGGTTTCCAACCGCTAAGTATTTGACTTTCAGAAGGCGCATAGCCCCTAGCTGTTTTCACAACAGGCTTAAGGGCTATCGCCATCTCTTTAGGTAATTGCTTGGCTAAATCAGGTGTGAACTGCCTCAAGGCTTTACGAAGTGCGACTGCGCCCTTTACTGCGACTGGCATCTTTCATCTCCTTGTTTCGATCTTTCATAGCCTGTAATAAAGCCTTAAACATTCTCGAATCAAGTTCGAGTAAGTCATTAGGCGCGATCTGCGTTTCCAGACTTAATCTCGCGACTAAGTAGGTGAAAGAGTCACGCCCTATAATTCCGGGTCATCATCAAGGACTTCCACCTTTTGAAGTGTGTCCAAGAACTCTGCACCAAACATTTTGACAGTTTCTCCGCTACGGCGAATACACTCCCAAGCCAGCCAATACACATCACTCTGTTTTTCATCGTCACGAAAGGCTTTGTGAAAACCCTTCTTGGCGTAAACCTCGAATGCGTATTCGATCGATGGGGTTATCTGATGATCAGATACAGAGCCATCTGCCCTTGTGATCTTTAGCTTTGCCATTCTTTAGCCCTTTTCTTTAGTAGTTAGATTATTACCAAGTACCAGTTGAAGCAGTTGCTGTCTTGCTGTTAGCAGTAAAGGTAATGTCGATCATGCCTTCATCGCCAACTGCGCCGTTGATGTCTGTTAGGTTATCAACCAAGATTGTGCCTGAGTAAAGCAAGTTAGTTGCTGATACAGCAGCTGATGAATCTTGAATTGCTGCCCATGCAACAGTTGTGCCATAAGCAGCCTGAAGTGTTGCTAGAACATTTGCTGCGGCTGTGTCGTTTAAGAATGACACTGTAAGTGTGTCTGCTGAAAGTCCGGTAACGAACTTGTGAGCTGTGTCGCCCATAGCAGTAACTTCGATCTGATCTGACTGACGATTAAGTGTAAATGCAGTTACATGATCTGAAAGATTGATAGTGGCAATCTTTAGACCAACTTTGTTATTTAGAAAAATTGCCATGATTATTCTTCTTCCTTCTTAGTAGTTACTGGCTTTGGTGCTGTGGTGATCTGACCAATCTTCTTCAAGAAGGCTAGATCCTCTGGTGTTAGGTCTGACATATTAACTCCAACTTGTTAGGATTGATACGGACATCTCGCAGCTGAGCAGATCACCTGATGCAGCATTGAGAACGCTTGGGGCAGATACACTGCCTACATTATAGGTTAAAGAACTAGCAGCGAGTAAATTAAACACTCGAACCACATTAGTTTCAATGCCGTTTAGATTGCCTTCGTTATCAAATAAAGGCACAGTAATAATAATCTTAAAATTAGCAAGTGCGCTGACTGTGTTGCGCGAGTTGTTGCTTGGCGCTAGGTAAGGATCGTCCGGGCTTACAATAACTGAATTGGCAAGAACCACTGAAGGTGGGAATGCAAAAGTCTGCCAAAGTGAGTTATCAACTAACGCAGTTGCTAGCGTAGTTCGGAGTGTTGTTACTGATGATGGCATTAGCCCACCATTGAGCGAGGGTCTAGCGCGTGCGCGATCAATCCTCTTACCTTAGCGAGCAGCTGTGCTGACATTCGATAAGGTGAGGGCTGGAAATCGACAGAATTAGAACCAGTCAAAGTGCTGGTTCTTGCTTGCCAGATTTCGACAGCTATCATGAGAGCCGCATTCTGGATAGCCATGTCGGCTGTCCAGTCTGTGTAAGTTCTTGAAGCAACTGAGCCATAAGGGGCAATAGCATGCTTAGGCTGCTCGGTTGCATGGGCAGTAGCCATTGTAATTGAATAATCACCAACGGCTGTTAAAACTTTGCTTCCATTGTAATTAGTACCAGAATTGGTAATTGTTACAGTTTGACCAACGTAAAAAATCTCCTTGACAGGATCATTAAAATAAAGAGTGCCTGAACCAACAACATTTTCGTGAGCTACTGAAAAATAAGTAGGACTCCATAGCATTGGCAATAAAACTGCATCTGAGGCATCACAGACTTCTTGAATTGTTGCATCTGGGTACAGCGAGCCAACGCCGAGAACGCTCTTGAGTTCAGCTACTGTGCACAGTGACATTCCAATTCCTTTCTAAAGACCAAGAGGGGGCAAGGGCTATGCCCCCTCTTAGCGACTTAGTGGGCTTACGCCTTGTTGTTCTTGAATGCGCCAGCGCCAACCTTAGTTGCGATTGCGCCGAAGCCGTAGTAACCAATAGTTACTTGACCTGCTGCTGTTGATTCTGCACGCAAGCGGTAGGTAGGGCTTTCGTACCATGTGTAAGCATCTGGGTTAACGATAAGGATTGTTCCATCGCTATCGCCAGCGTTTGTTGGATCAACATACAGATTAAGTCCTGCGACATTACCTGTTAGTGATGTTGGTGCTACTTGACCGCCAGCGTTCATTGGCTGTGATGCGGTATAAATTGGACGGCCAGAGTCATTTAATGACATGATATTTGACCATTGTCCAGTCGATACAACCATGTTGCGAGCGAATGGGTTTGGTAATCCTGCTGTGGCTGCATAAACAGAAGCAGATCCACGAGCAACAATTCCAAGCAATTCAGCTGCTGTTGGGTATGTTGCAACTGTTGTTGCATCAAGTGATGCGCCTGAGATAAGTGCAGCGTTTACTGCTGCGTTTGTTGTCTTTGCATAAGCTGCTGCCATGTTGCGCACTAGCTCATCGAAGAATGCTGGAGAAGTACGATCTAGAAGTTCAACAGAGAATGTTTGTTGTCCGGCATACTTCTTAACTGATACTGATAAGAACGCTGAGTTCTGATCTGTTTCTGTAAATGCTGCACCTTCTGCAACTTCACCAACAGTAGGCATTACTGTGATCTTTGGGATCTCAAAAGTCATACCTGCATCTGGAAGCACTCCACGAGAGATTGCGTCGATTGATGGGCGGATTGTTGTGCCAAGTGGGTTGATGATTTCATTTAGTTGACGAGTTGGTACAAGACCAGCGTTGTCTGTTGTGTCATCTGCTGCAAGTAGGTATTGACGAGCTGACTCATCGCCTAGTGCTGCACGAATTGTGTTCTCTGCATACTTAGCAGCTGTGATTTCGATACGAGGCTTTGTGTAAGCCATTGCTGTGACAGTTGGGCGAGCAGCTTCAACCGCTTGTGCTTCAACTGGTGTTGCTTCGACGGCTGGAGTGGTATTTTCCACGTTGGCTATCTCGCTTTCTGTTGGTAGGGGTTCTTCTACTGCAACAGATTCTTCTGCTGCAATATCAGTAACTTGGGCTGACTTAAATGCTGGCTCAGTTACTAAACTTGTTTCGACCATTCGGGCACTTGACACATAAGTTACGCCGTCCTTGATCTTTGACTTTAGAACTTCTGCACCGATGCTTAGTCCTGATTGCAAACCTTCTTCAGCAAGAATTAAGGCTTCTGTACCGCGCTGTGAGCGACTTACAGAAAACACTGCGTGAATAGCATCTTCTGATTCTGAAAAACTAACCATGCGGCCTAGTGGCTTTTTTGTGTCATGCTGGCTAAGCAATTTAATTGCTTTAGGATCTGCAATCTCAATAGATCCAGAAAGAAAAATAACTTTGCCCATATTAGTAGATCCTGCTTCAACATTTAGCGGCACGATCTTGCCTGAAATTGTGCGACTTGCTGAATCTGCTGTGAGATCAGCTGAGAAGGTGATTACTTGATTCATTGCATACCTTGACTTCCGTTAGGTGTTAGATCTGTCATTTCCATTGCTTGTTCTTGAGTAATGAGTTCAAGTTGTAATAGTTTTTCAATAACTGCAAGTTCTTGCATTGGATCTGTACGCAAGAAGTTCTTGTCAATGTCAAACTTAACAACATTGCCTCGAGCTGTAATGTCGTCCATCGATAAACGATCTTCAATGGCAGTAATGAATGGTTGCAAAGATAGTGTCAAGAATTGCTTGCGCTCATCTTGCACATTTGCATAAGTCATTGAGTTGTTCTGATCTGCTGAAACATAATAGGCTGGCACATTGCAAAGGCGCGCAATTTCAGTAGCGAGGTTGAAAATCGCTTCTCCGTACATCATTTCTTTAGGTGAGAATGACACTGGCTTATATTCTAAAGTGCTAGTCAAATAAGCGGTCGAACGATTGTTGCGAGCATTGCGCCAAGCAGCTAGTAAACCTGAAACTTCTTTAGGATCAAGATCAGCACCGGTATTTTTGATATAACCAGTAGCCATTGGAGTTGATGCAGCAATCGCTGCTGCCTTTTGAACATCAATGGCCGCGCGAATTGTTTGAATGCCTGTGGTCAAGATACCGGGTAGCAAAGATTGGAAAGTAATTAAACTGCCAAGGCCGTCCATTGGAAGTGTAGTTCCATCAACTGCATAAGA